ACAAGATGACCGCAACGATCAAGAAGCACAGGACATCGTCTATCTTAGAGAACAGCTATACGAAGACTTCTCCAAGAACAAAGTCCGTAAGGGTGTAGCTGAATGTCTTATCAACTCTGCTGTGTTCGGTACAGGCATAGCTGAGATTGTGCTAGAAGAAATTAAAGAAATGAAACCAGCCACACAGCCTATGATGGGTGGTGAGCTGCAAGCTATTGGTGTCAACATACAAGATCGTACAGTGTGTAAGCTACGGCCTATCATGCCACAGAACTTCTTGATTGACCCTGTAGCTAACTCTATCGAAGAAGCTCTTGGTGTAGCGATAGATGAGTTTGTACCAATGCACTACATCGAGCAGATGCAGGAGAAGGGTGTGTACAAAGATACACCTGTAGGCGAAGCCTCTCCTGACTTTGACATAGAAGCTGACAAAGACCTCTCCACTTACAACGATGACAAAGTACGACTGACCAAGTATTACGGTCTTGTTCCTAAATATCTGCTTGATGAAGTAGACATGGAAGAAGATGAAGAACTGGTTGAGTTTGACGAAGATGAAGAAGAAGAGTCTTACTATGTTGAAGCTATTGTTATATTAGCTAACGGCAGTACCCTGCTAAAGGCAGAGCGTAACCCTTACATGATGCAAGACCGTCCTATCGTGGCTTTTCCGTGGGATGTAGTACCGGGTAGGTTCTGGGGTAGAGGTGTTTGTGAGAAAGGCTATAACTCACAGAAGGCTCTTGACGCAGAACTAAGAGCAAGAATAGACGCTCTAGCTTTGACAGTACACCCAATGATGGCTATGGACTCTACTCGCATACCGCGAGGCAGTCGTTTAGAAGTCAAGCCCGGTAAGCTAATCCTTACCAACGGTGATCCAAGAGAAGTCCTACAGCCATTTAACTTTGGACAGGTCAACCAGATTACCTTTGCACAAGCTGCTGAGTTACAGAAGATGGTTCAGACATCTACTGGTGCTATTGACTCTGCTGGTATTCCCGGCTCAATCAATGGCGAAGCAACTGCTGCTGGTATCTCCATGTCTCTTGGAGCAATCATCAAGCGTCACAAACGCACACTGATTAACTTCCAAGAGTCTTTCATCATACCGTTTGTTACTAAAGCTGCTCACAGGTATATGCAGTTTGATCCAGAGTCTTACCCTGTATCTGATTACAAGTTTGTTGCTTCTAGCTCGTTGGGTATTGTAGCCCGTGAGTATGAAGTCACTCAGCTTGTACAGTTACTACAAACCATGCCAGCAGATTCACCTCTGTACCTATCTTTGATTCAGTCAATCATAGACAACATGAACCTGTCTAACAGAGAAGAGTTGATAGCTAAACTTACTGAAGCTAGTCAGCCTAACCCTGAAGCACAGCAAGCAGCTCAGGCAGCACAGCAAGTACAGCTTGAGTTCCAGCAGTCACAGACTAACGCACTCAATGGACAGGCTGCTGAGTCACAAGCAAGAGCGCAGAAGCTCGCAGTAGAATCCCAAGCTATTCCTGTAGAACTAGAGAACGCTAGACTTAAAGCTGTTACTACTAATCTACAGGCTGGAGATCAGGACGACAAAGAGTTTGAAAGGAGAATCAAAGTAGCTAACACGCTTCTTAAAGAACGTGAGATAGCTGTAAAGGAGCAGTCTAATGGTTAGTAGTCGTGAATTAGAAGCAGTAGTAACTCAGGTCAATGCTGAGTTTGAAAGACTTAACGCACGAGTAGCGGAGCTAGAGAACAATGCCAAAGAAAAAAGACCCACGCCTAGCAAGAGTGGGAGTAAGCGGGTTCAACAAACCGAAGAGAACGCCTAGTCACCCAACCAAGTCTCATGTCGTTGTAGCTAAGTGTGAAGACGGCAAGATAAAGACTATTAGGTTTGGTCAGCAAGGTGTTAGTGGTGCTGGTAAGAATCCTAAGTCTGCTAAAGAAAAAGCCAGAAGAGCTTCTTTTAAAGCCAGACATAAAAAGAATATAGAAAAAGGCAAATGTTCGGCAGCTTACTGGGCTGACAAGGTTAAGTGGTAATGACTAAAGTTAATGCAGAAAAGTTAGACACAATCTTTTTTATCATTCAGAACACTAATGGTAACTGGACAAACGAAGAAGTCATGGATATGTACTACATGATTGAAGCAGAGTTAGAACCTTTTGTAGAAGAAAAAACTAACCCACTGTCTATTGTTAGCAAGGAGACACATTGATGTACGGCTCTAAGAAGAAAAAGAAGAAAGTAAAGAAGTAAAACCAAAACAACAATCGTCCCGCAAGGAGAAACGATGAACAAAGAACTAGAAGACTATTACAACAACTTCTTTGAATTGTTTAGAACTAACGGCTGGAAACAGTTGATAGAAGAACTAAACAACAACATAGAACAAACAGATAATTTAGAAACTGTTAAAGACGAACAAGACCTTTTCTTTAGGAAGGGACAACTTGCAGTCTTCAAGAGTTTTACTAACTTGGAGCTAGTCATAAGGACTGCTCAAGAACAGGCAGAGTTTGAGGAGGAATCCGAAGATGATGCTTTTTGACTTTAAGTGTAACTCACAGCACGTTACAGAAAAGCTAGTCAAGTCTGACACGACAGACATTGAATGCCCTGTATGTGGTGATGAAGCACTTAGGCAAATATCTCCTGTTCGCTCAAAGCTAGACCCTATCTCTGGGGACTTTCCCGGAGAGACAATGAAGTGGGCGAAGCAGCGACAACAGCAGATACAACTCGAAAGAAAGACAAGCGAATAGCCCTTTCTACTTAATCCCCTTACGGGGAATCCAGCCAATTTCCACAATGTTTAAGCACGGAGTTTAATAATGGCTAAATTTTTAGATGAGCGTCCCGAAGAGGATGATGACTCTATCACTGAGTCCTTTGAAGAAACTGAAGAGTTTCAAGAAGAGGTAAACTCAGTACCTGAAAAGTATCAGAACAAATCAATCGAAGAGCTAGTACAAATGCACCAAGAGGCTGAGAAGCTGGTTGGTAAACAAAGCTCCGAAGTTGGTGAACTTAGAAAGGTAGTAGACGAATACATCCATCAGCAGACACAACTCACACAGCAAACGAATGAACCTGTCGAAGAAATAGACTTCTTCTCAGAGCCAGACAAAGCTGTAAGCAACGCGATAGAAAACCATCCGTCTGTTAGAGAAGCGAAGCAAGTAGCACAAGAGTACCGAAAGACAACTGCTCTTTCACAACTCCAGTCTAAACATCCAGAGATGAATACCATCTTGCAGGATGAGAAGTTCTTAGAATGGATTAAAGGTTCTAATGTGCGTACGAGACTTCTGCAACAGGCAGATCAGCAGTTTGATGTAGAAGCAGCAGACGAGCTTTTCTCTACTTGGAAAGAACGTCAGCAGATGATCGGTACTACAGCAGACGCTGAGAAGTCGCAACGTAAACAGCAAGTCAAAGCTGCATCCACTGGTAGTTCAAGTGGTAGTGGTGAAAAGGCTTCAAGAAAAATCTATAGAAGGGCAGACATTATTAATCTTATGAGAACTGACCCTGCCCGCTATCAAGCTCTTTCGGATGAAATTCTAAAGGCTTACGCAGAGGGAAGGGTTAAAAGCTAAACTATAGGAAACTATCATGGCTCTTACAACTTCCACATACCCAGCAATGGGTGGCACTGTTGATAATACTTCAGCAGCAACTTTTATCCCAGAAATTTGGTCTGACGAGGTAATTGCTGCCTATCAGAAGAACCTTACTCTGGCTAACCTTGTTACCAAAATGTCTATGTCAGGCAAGAAAGGTGACACTCTACACATCCCTAAACCCGTCCGTGGTCAGGCTAATGCCAAGCTGACTAATACGGCTGTTACTCTCCAGCAGGATACTGAAAGCGAAGTTGCTATCACTATCGACAAGCACTTTGAGTACACTCGTATGATCGAGGACATTACTGACGTTCAGGCTCTGGCTTCTCTGCGTAACTTCTACACAGGCGATGCTGGCTACGCTCTGGCTAAACAGGTTGATGACGATCTGTTTGCTCTGGGTAAGTCTCTGGGTGACGGTGATGGTTCTGACTGGACTCACAGCAATGTTTACTACCCTGACGCTTCTACTGGTCTGACTACTTACGCTGCTGACACTGTAGTTCCTGCTGACGTATTCACTGATGCAATCTTCCGTGACTTGATTCAGCTTGCTGATGACGCTGACGTTCCTATGGACGGTCGTGTTTTCTGCATTCCCCCAAGTCTGCGTAATGCTATCATGGGTATTGATCGCTATGTGTCTTCTGACTTCGTAGACGGTCGTGGTGTTTCTAACGGGCTGATTGGTAACTTGTACGGTATTGACGTATATGTTACTTCTAACTGTCCTGTTATTGAAACTGCTGGTGACAACGCTGCTGGCGGTGCTGTTAAAGCATCTATGCTGGTTCACAAGGACACTCTGGTTCTTGTTGAGCAGGTCGGTGTTCGTTCGCAGACTCAGTACAAGCAGGAGTTCCTTGCTAACATGTACACTGCCGATACTCTGTACGGTACTGGTGTACTTCGCAATGACTCTGGTTTCGTACTGGCTGTCAACGCCTAAGTAAGAAGAATAAGACGGGGGTGTAAAAGCCCCCGCATCTTTTAAATTTATGCCAATACGCAAAACAACTAAAGGCTGGAAAATAACTAACGTATCCGGCTACTCTAAAACAAAGAAAGAAGCCGAACAACGACTAAAGGCTGTGAAAGCGTCACAGTCAAGAAGGGGCAGGACTAAATGACCGACTATACTAAATCAACGAATTTTGCTACAAAAGACTCGCTGCCCTCTGGTAATCCTGCTAAGATTGTCAAAGGCACAGAAATCAATACTGAATTTGACAACATAGCTGTTTCTATTGCTACTAAAGCAGACAACAGTAGCCCTTCTTTTACAGGCACATTAACAGCATCAGACTTAGTTGTTACAGGCGACACCACACTAGGTAATGCTGCAACAGATACTGTTACTATTACAGCAGACGTAGCCTCTAATATTATCCCTAGTGCAGACAGCACATACACTCTTGGGGATGCTTCTAATTACTGGTCACATGGGTACATGGATGCTGCTACCATTACAGGTAACTTGGCTATTGGTGGCGATATAGCTGTAACTGGTAATGCTACTATCACGGGCAACCTTACTTTTGGTAATGCCGATACTGATAGCATTACTCTGACCGCTGAAGTAGCTTCTAACATCACCCCGGATGTAGACAACACTTATGATCTTGGCACAGCAACTAAGGAATGGCGTAATCTCTATGTAGACGGTACAGCCTACGTTGATGCTATTGACTTCAACGGCACGGCTATTACAGCCACTGGTGCTGAACTTAACACCCTAGACGGTATCACAGCTAACGTCACAGAACTTAACTACACTGATGGCGTTACCTCCAATATACAGACACAGCTTGATAACAAACAACCTCTTAGTGCTGTTCTAACAGCCACCACAGCGTCTTTTACTACTGCTGACGAAACTAAACTAGATGCCATAGAAGCTGGTGCTACAGCAGACCAGACAGCCTCTGAGATACTGACTGCTGTTAAGACAGTAGATGGAGCTGGCTCTGGGCTAGATGCTGACCTGCTTGATGGCAATGAAGCCACAGCATTTGCTACTGCTGCACAAGGCACACTGGCTGACTCAGCATTACAGTCAAGTGACATAGGCGTAAGTGTACAGGGCTACGATGCAACGATATTAGTTGATGCAGACATCGGTGCCAATGTATTAGCATACGATAGCAACCTGCAATCTTTTGTAACAACCTTTACCCTTCCCACAACAGACTCTACTGCTGGTTATGTCTTAAAGACAGACGGTGCTGGCGCACTGAGTTTTGTTGCACAAGCAGACTACGATGAAAGCACAGTAGCTATTACAGGCGGAACTATTGATGGCACTGTTATCGGTGGTACAACCCCCGCTGCTGGTTCGTTTACTACGCTTGATACTACTGGCAACTTGACTGTTACTGGCACAGGAGAATTTACTAGCACATCAGCGGGCGCGGAAACTGTAGTTGCGACTCTGACTAATGCAGGGTCTACGGCAGGGACTGCGGTTAATCTCCGGCTCGACCCATCCGATAGCGGTGGGATAAGAACGGCAGATATTGTTGCTTCAAATGCTGGCGCTAATGACATTACGCTATCATTCCTTACAAGCAACGGGAGTGCGCCTGTTCTTGGTCTTGAAATCAGTAATCAACAAAACGTAGCCATCCCCAATGGCAACTTGACTGTTACTGGCAATCTCGGCATAGGTGCCAGCCCTTCACAGGCTTTAACGATATATAGCGGAACGCAGACAACAACAGCCCTATCCAGCTTTAATGGCGCAACGCTGACCACTGGGGTAGCAGTAGCTGCATATACAAATAGCGCATCGTTTTCCGGACAGGGTCTTGTTAAGTCAGTCGTGGACAACGCCACTGCCAGCGGGTATGCGATTGCCGCAATAAATGACGGAACAGGCAACGCAGTCTTCATTGACAACAACGGCTCTGGCAACGCTCTCTATACAGACGGTGGTGATGTTGTAATAAACGAAGGAAACCTCAGTGTAAATAGTGGTGGGCTTGGAACTACAAACGGAGATACATTAGATTTACTCACTCTAGATTACAATAGCGGTAATCAAAGTGCATTAGAAGTCAAAGCCGTAAGAGACAGCAATGGTACTATTTGGACGAGTAGTGGCACTAGAATTCAGCAGAAAACAGACGCAACTAACCAAGCCTATATTCAGTTTAATGGGACTGATAATAATTATGGGCTATCTTTAGGCGCAGCCAATGCTGAGAGTATGCGCATTGACTCCAGCGGCAATGTCGGCATAGGCGGTGCGCCAAGTCATCCACTAGATGTGATTGACAATTTTAATGGCGTTCACGTTTCAGCTTTGCGAAATACAAGTACAGACACATCATCTAGCGCAACATTTCAAATAGCGGCAGGTGGTAGATACGTTAATCACGTTGTAAATTACAACTCAGCGTATTATCAGGAAGCATATAGCGGTATTACATCCAAGTATACAGACGTAGACACTCAGTATTTTAGAAACAGTGATGGCACTGAAATATTCCGCAAAACAACCGTTGGCCTTTCCTTCGATGCAGGTGCAAACAATCTTGACACTTATGAGGAAGGGACTTGGACTCCATCTTTGCAATTTGGTGGAGCAACTACCGGAATTACTTACAGCACTTTGTCTGCGTCATATACGAGAATAGGTGACTTGTGCCATGTTCAAGCTATTATAATTCTTTCATCAAAAGGTAGCGCAACTGGTGCGGCAATTGTGACAGGCTTGCCATTTACTAACGTGGCAACTATACCCGCACAGCTTGCCCTTTATCCCATAGCGTTGTCAATTACCGATTTCCCATCAATTGAAATTGGGGCAAGTACCTCCTATTTCACAATCCAACAAGTTACAAATGCTGGTAGCCCCACAACTTTGACAGATTTACAGTTTGGTGGTAATGACCACATAAGAGTTTCAGGAACATATAAAGTAGCATAATATTCCCAGTGGATGCTGGGATGGAGAAATAAAATGGCACTAACAAAAGAAGTAGTAATTGACCAAATCACAGTCCTTGAAGACGGACAAATGCAAGTCAGAGAAGTCACTCGTATCATGGAGGATGGTGTAGAACTGTCCAAGTCTTACCATCGTCATGTTGTATCACCCGGTGATGAC